TCGTGATTGTTAGGACGTTAAATATGACATTCACAGATCCCGGATTTTACCCGCCGGCTAGAGATATCGATGAGATTACCTTGGAGGCTGATAAATTCCGATTTTTCAGTTGCTTAGGCTATAAAAGTTCCATTGTTAATGCAGTCGGTATTTAGGTTACCAACACATTTTAATTTTAATTTACTTTTAGAGAATAAGACTGAATTCTATATAATTCTGGTGTCTGAGGAATTACTAGTTGCGGACTAGGACAGCTCATGTTAGTCATGTATTATGGAGTTTTCCAACACGTATCTTCGTTTTATATAGGATCTTTTAGTTATCATTTAACTTGATATGTTAAATGTGTTTAGTTTTATCCCTTGGGATACGGCACTGGCGTTTAGTTACAGTTGCACACAACCTCGTGAGGTTCCCATTGTAAAATTTTATTAATCTGGCGAACGGAAAGTTCATTTCTTATGAAGTAACGAGTACAAATAGCCAACCATTATATTGATCATGTCTTTTACTACAAATGAAAATACCGTATTGAATACTTTGTTGAAGAACTCGGCTCTTGATTATGTTATATGCAATTCTAAACGATTGATTGATATGAAGGCACAGTTATATGGTGATGATGTTTATATTAATTGTAATGGTGAATTGGTTTTCTTTGGAACTTATCAACCAACTGTTGTTTTGATTCGAAAGAACTGCAAGACCCATGACAAGATTTATTTGGATCGTCATATGTTGAATTGTGCCAAAACTTTGTTGTTATTATCTGGTGATATTGAAACAAATCCAGGACCTGTTGTTGCAGAAATGTATCATACATGTGTTGGTGCTTTTTATTTTGGCCAGGATATAACAGATTTTACTGAATTTGTACATGATTTGAAATGTTGGGATTTTAATGAAGGTGAAGATTATGACTTCACTTCAATATTATTTCAACCTACTGATAAGAAAATGTATAAATTTTTGTCACAAATAATGTGGGATGAAGTCAAACATTTGGCTATGTTCCACTTACCTTATAGATTTAGATTTATGTTGAGTGATCTTGACTTATCATCTGAATGGGCCATTATTGAACGTCTTTTGATGTTATCTGGAGATGTTGAAACTAACCCAGGCCCTGTGCAATCGCGCCCTTCACAATATCGCTATAACGACCCTAGAGTTGTGAAGTTGGAAAATGCATTGCATCGTCGTGATGATAAAATCAAGACTTTGATTAAACATTTGCGTCAACAGATTAAATCCAATCATACCAGAGTGTATTGCCAAATTTTTGATGATATGCGTGGTACGATGGGAGATATGAGCGCAAATTTGAATCGAATGTGTGACTTCTTGGAAAATAGTTTACCTGGATTACAAGCTAATATGCAGGCCCATTTTACCCATGCAGTAGATAAGTATGTCAATGTTAAAGATGATTTAATTAAATTGACACTTATTTGTGTGGTTGTTAAACTTATGATGTGTATGAAACGATATAAGACAGCTTTAGCTGTATTATTGGTTTTTATTTGTAAGTTCTATGGTCTGGATGGTAAAATTATGGAGCTTGTTATGGAATTGAAATCAAAGTTGATACGTCGTCAAGTCCAAACTATGCCAGAATTCAAAGCTGGTTTAGAAGAGACTATTTATCATCCATATTTCCATACTTGCGGAAAATTGTTATTTGCAGTTATTGCTTTCTTTTGTATTCGTAAAATACCTGGGAAACAGGATTGGGACAATTATATTTCACGTTTGGACCGTATTCCAAAAGCTTTGGATGGTTCAAAGAAAATTATGGATTATTGTTCCGAATATTTTAATTTGGCTACCGATTATGTTAAGATGTTGGTGTTGGGTAAGACTCGAGAGGAATTACGACGTTTCCATGGCCTTTATGGAGAAATCCATGAGTGGGCCAAGGAAGTTCGTTCTTTCCTCGAGCTGGAACAACGAAATAAAATTGACACTGATATTACTGTTGCAAATAAAGCTGAAAGCTTATACCATCGTGGTTTAAAGTTTAAAGCTGATCCTTTATTGGATCGCGATATGGATAGATTGGTGACAAGTTCTTTGATTCCTGCCCGTGCTTTGTTTGAATATGTATCATGTTCGCCCATTAAGGGTGGAGGTCCTCGTATGCGTCCTGTTTGTGTTTGGCTCACTGGTGAATCTGGTGTAGGTAAAACAGAAATGGTTTACCCTTTGTGTATTGATGTTTTGCGTACTATGGGTTTGATGAAGAAAGAAGATTTTCATCATCAAGTTTATGGACGTCAAGTTGAAACAGAATTTTGGGATGGGTATAAAGGTCAGAAGATTGTTATTTATGATGATGCTTTTCAGATGAAAGATGACAAGACTGCTGCCAATCCCGAAATTTTTGAGGTTATTCGTTCTTGTAATACATTTCCACAACATTTACATATGGCCGCTCTGCATGATAAAAATACTTTTTCCAATGCAGAACTGTTGTTGTATACTACAAATGATATGAATGTGAAATTGGAGTCTATTACTTTTCCGGACGCTTTCTTTAATCGTATTGGTGAACACGCTTATCGTGTTCAACCAAAAATTGAATATGCGCTTGTTGTTCCACGAGCTAATTCTGGCACATATATGCGTAAATTGGATCACACGAAGTTGAATCCAGATGTTCCAATTGATTTGAATGTTTATGAGTTTCAGAAATTGGTACGTGATGAACGTGCCGATAGTAAATGGATTGAACGTGGCAAGCCAATTAATTATATAGAATTCTCACAAATGATATGCGAGGAATGGCGTAAGCAAAAGGAACGTTCAATGAATAAATTGAAGTTTTTGGAAAGTTATGCTATTCGTGCACAGGTTGGTGAGGATTTCGTTGATTGTGTTTATGATGATGATTTCTTTAATAATGACATTGCGAGTAATATTCATAAAGGTGTTGATCTTCTAGAAATAGAAGCTCTCTACGCTGATGATGATGTTATTTTTAAAGCTTATTCCGAATATAAAGCTCGACAACGTCGTCCTGGTGTTTGGGATAAAATGAAAGATCGTATGGATCTTGCATTGCAAAAAGTTTCAGGTTATTTGTCAGGATTGTATGAAGAGTCATCTAAAATTATTCGTGAACATCCATATTTGTCTGTTTTGGGTTTGTTGGGAATGGCCTTATCTGCTTTTACATTGTATAAGTGGTTGGAAAATTCTTTTTCTGAAGATGAGGTTGTCGCTGAAGCTGAAGTTGGTGTATCTGGTGATGTTAAATCTGCAAAAATACAAAAATTGCAGGTTGAAATGAATACACTTTCAGTGGAGGAACAACGACAATTTATAGACACAATGTATGGTCATTCATTGATTGGTGCTGGCACTATAGCTTTGATGAAACGCAATAAGTGGGGCATTTATGCTGAGAAGTATGATTGCCAGGCTGAAGTTGGTGTTTCTGGTGATTCTAAAACGGCAAAGCAGCAAGTCAAACGTGTTGAGGTTGGTGTTTCTGGTGATGCAAAAACCAAAAATGTTGCTCAGAAGCGTGTTGAAGTTGCAGATGAGAGATTACTTGCTATGGCACAGGGCTGTAGTGATCAAGTGGCTCATAATCTTGTTACTGATATATTGCAGAAAAATACATACCGTTTGACCTATATGCGTGGCGAAAAACGAGTGCCATTTGGTAATTGTACTTTTGTACGTGGTTGGGTTTTTGTTATGCCATATCACTTTTTGCATGCTTTGTTTGCACGTAAATTGGCTCCTGAAG